GATACCCGCTTGGAATATCTGTCCTTCGTGACCTTCGGCAGCCATGGTCCAGCCAAACTTAGTCGGCTTCTGAACCATTGAATTAACGTGAACTGCAGAGCCGGTCACGAGATTGTGCTTAATTCCATATGCGCGATCATAGAAGTTAGCGGAACCAGAAAGCAAAGAGAAGCCTCTCGGGCGGATTGGGCCCTCATAACCAAATGGTACGGCTGTCTTGTTGACTGGGGTTGCATCAGAATACATTTCTACACGTATATATCTAGAGCGGTTTGGGTTCTCTCCATATCTAACCATGATTTCGTTAGTTTTGTCATATTCGTAGTAGTAGTCACCAATTACTCTGCCAACAAACTTGTTGGAGTTTCTGTCCAAGTTACATCCTTGGAAGTACTCAAGTCGACCAGTTGTGGACAGCTTTGAGTCCAAACTTCCCATGGTACGAACCTCAACATCGAAAGTTGCGTATCCGCCATCATATGTGGCCGGAGTAATGTTGGAAATAGATACCTTGATGTTCTTTTGAATATACTCTCCGGCATCTGTGGCGCAGAACCTAAACAGTCTTTCGCATCTTGAAGTATCTGCCGCGTCAAACGTTGAAGAGTCTCCATCAAGATCCTGAGAGAAGATCCAGCCAGTTTTTGCATATTGGAAATCAGACTGCATTCTGTGATTTCCTTCCGCGGAGCTGGCGGTGCTACCGGACGAAAGACACATAATTACACCAAATTGAGCACCTGCAGATGTATCGAGACCGGGGATTGAAGCCACGGCTTCCTCGTAGGTCTCGCCAAGCCAATACTTTTGTGTGTTGGCCGAAGAGTTTAGGGCTCCATTACATGAAATCGGGTCTACGTTTAAAGATTCGCGAATATAATTTGTTGAGGTCCTAGTGAAATCAACAACTGCGGTTTTATATGTTGCGTTATCGCGATCCTTAAATACTAACTTGAACGAGCTTGCATTCACACCAGTAACATCGTCTGATTGCAAAGAACTGATCATCATATAGTTGCTCGCTGTCTGAACTGTGCCATACGCATTATCGATCATAGCACTCCCACTAAGAAGGACTGTTCCTTCTGAGAGGTAAAAGACCGCACCAAGGGTGCCGCTTATAGTGTACTTGCCAGTTGCTTTTGGTCCGGGCAGAGCGGATGAAGAATTGAATACGAACAAGCCCCATGCGCCGGCGTTATTGCTGAGCAGAGTGCCCGGGTTTGCGGCGGCGCCACCGGTTGTCTGAGTATACCAACCTGCTTTAGCAGAGTCAGTAGATGCATTCGAAGGGCTCATGCCCAAAAGACGAACAGTTGTGGCAGGCGAAGCTTGCGATTTTAAGTATGACTCGGCACCATAAGCTGCGTATGTTGGACCTTGATAATTTCCGAGTCTCCAGACATCGACTTTTCCGCCAGTTCTGGTCTTCGATACTTCACTCGGCGGTTTTCCAGTTCCGTCAATTGGGTTTCCGAAAAATGTAGTCCAATCGCTCCAGTTATCCACGGCGACCGGTCGCATCGCGGGTCCATGCTCTGTTCGACCAATAATAATCGGCCCGTCAGCAGGACGAGGGTTTTCTCTAATAGATTCATCCACTTCCGCGATAAAAACGCCGGGGGATAAAAATTTGAATTTTTCAACTGCCATGGTTTTGTGGCTCCTTCGTAACAGTAAATCTCACTATCTAAGTAGTTACAATATAATCTAAAAGACACTTCACTCTTTATAAAATCTTCCGTCGTCTTCGTTGGGGTGCTTATCTCCAATCAATATTCTTTCTCGCGGCATTCTAACCTCGACCACTGATTGCTTTTTCTCCACCTCTAAGTACTCCGAGTTTTTGTCGTCATTCAGCAAATAACCCAACACTCTAATTTCAATAGAAGTTTCATACATCTTCTCATCGTCGCCCATGCTCGTTATATTATTATTTGCAGTATAATCTGTTGATATAAATGCTTCATACTTGTGCGGCTCGGCGCCTATCATAAAGCCGTTTATCTGGCCCGGATGTTTAAGTATGGGCGTGAGAATTTCATTTATTTGCTGTTGATATTGTGCTTTTATGAGGATCTTATACTGAACATTAACGTGTATCGGTGGCGGCATCGTATATGTCTCATAAACCACCTTGTTGTTATTTTTTCGAATGTAGTATGGCGATTTTGTATTTTCAATGCTATTTTTAGCTGCTGAATACTTTGTGGTCTCAAGCGGGCTGATCTTTTTTGCTAAAATAAACGCGTTGGAGGTGCCCCCTTTGGTGTCAGCAGTAATATTGCTGTAATAAGCACCTCTTTTCTCTTTATTGACCGATGTTCTCTCCACAGTCATGACTGGAAGATTGATATTTCCGTTGCTGTCTCTGAGATTGACGTCGTTTTTTGATTGAAACGTTCTTTCGGCTCCAGCCCAAAGGACGGGTACTTGCTTCCATCCATCCGGATAGGTTGCAAAAATCTCCATACTCTCCGTAACCCACCTATAGAGCGCTCGATCGATCGTCTCAAGGGTCGACTTAGGGATCAATATAGGATCGTGTCTTGAATTATCAACTGGCATCGAAATAGCTTCCTCTTGATCTAGTGCATACTGCGGTAATCTCAAATGATTGATCAACTTGACCAAATAGCGGTTTTGGTTCCTTCAAGGTTGTGATCTCATAGTACTGATCACCATAATAAACGAAATCACCCACCCTTGTGTAGAGGTTTTGATCCTCCGATAAACGCCTTTTGTGGAAATGGACAACGATTTGAGAGCTAAAATCAACGTGCAGTCCTTCAACATATCCAAAAGTAGACGCACTCTCGTCCCAATCAACCAGAACATATACTCTTATAGGCGATAAAAATGTCTTTTGAATCGATTCCCCATAAACATCATGAAAATTTGTCCTATCCATGTCAATAGGATAGTAAAGGATCTGCTGGCCAATGACTTTTTCAATTAATTCGTCATTTACCTGCTTTACAAGGTCTCTTTCTTTCTTCCCCAAAAATAAGGGAGGGGGCGGATTTTTTGGTCGGGACCATTCGTCATCAAATGCCATCTATATTACCCCACATAAATCGGCAGCGGTGATCTACGTATAGTTTCTTCTACCGCGGCGACCTTTTCTGAATCTGTTTTCGCCAGTTCTGCGTACTCCGTGCTTTGCAGCATCTCTGATAGTTTGTCTTTCAATTGTTGTTGCTCTTCTTTCGCTTGGGAGAGCAAATCCGTTGCATTTAATGTAACACTGTCTCCCGGAATAGGAATGGAGGCAAATTTTCCTCTAATTTGACCCAGCATCTCTTTGCAAAGAGCTAAGGCGAACTTTCTAATCCACTGCTTGCCTATTGCATTAATGTTGGCATATGGCACGTTGTCAAAGGGAAGTGTGTTTAGATTGTTAACCCCCTCAACGCCATCGTCATATGTATTGTCGCTCTCAAAGGCGTCCGTGTCAACCCTAAATCTCACCCATATCCGATCTAGATGCCCTGTATAGAACTGATGTGCGGTTGGGGTCGGATACAGCCTAATTTTATTGTTCATGATCTCATAAGAATAATGTGACGTTCTGGTATACAGTGAATCTTCGTACATTATTGCTTGCATCTTGTTTTGCCACGTTGGAATCACCTCAAAAGTAGAATCATCCGCATATTGTCCATATGTCGAATAGTTTCCAACAACGCCAATACCGCCATAATATCCATAAAATCTCCACATGGCAACTGGAGACTTATAAAACACTTTATCGATGATAATTCTGTTATCTTTTACTTTTCCGGAGTAATCGACGGCTGAACCTTCATCATTTACGCCAGAAGCCGATGAACTGGATATTATAGACTGGATATCGTAATCTTGTTGATCTGTAACGGTTTTAAACGAAGCGGAATAGAACGGGGTCACGCCTCCTTGGCCGGCCATGGTTGATAACCCATCACCAACCCTGTTGGCATACGCTAATTTAAATTTCGAGAATTTTAAATTCGCAGAAGTAGGACCCTCGGTAAGATCTCCCTTATGGTCAAACGTACCAGTGGTATTCCCAAGAGCATCCGATAAGATGTTCTTTCCTTGGTGAAGGTTGACAATATACGAGTATTCCAACACCGCTTCTTCATATGCAGCATACACATTCGCGGTCGTGATCTCGATATCCACAACATCGCCGCCCAATTTTCTATATACGTATCCTACTTGGGCTGTGGCTCCTGACAAAAAGTCAGAAGAGCCGGTGTAAATGCCAAAAGGCACCGATCCGGATACATCACCATATGTTCCAGTTGATGGAAGTATTACCGCACTTGTTTGCGATATGGGTTTTAAATTGGCTGGCACGCACAGATCCTCCTACTAAATAAATAGTTAGCAAAACACAAAGCCCAAGTCTTATACTGTTTTATGAAGACTTATTAGTGGAGCTTTTGGTTTTTCGTGCGGTAGTGCGTGTGCTTTTTGTCGTTTTTGGCGTCTTTGCGCTATTTTTTACCACATTTTTATTAGTTGTAGTTTTTGTGGTTTTTGTGGCCTTGGTTTCGATCTCGGAGGTCGTTCCAGTGCTAGCCGTAGCTGCAACAGTTTCTGTTACTGGTGGCTCAATTTCCACAACATTAGTTTGGATTGGAGTGGTCACATCAACAGTTGGGGTGACCACTGTGTTTATCTGTGCTCCACCATATGCCGGATGGCTGCTATACTTGCTGTTAAATTTTTGACTGGTGTTCAGTCTGCGTTTCTTACCCATGGGTATCTCCTGTGTATGTAATAAATAGTTCTCTTTTCACAAAACGAAAAATCTCAAAAAATTGCCGGCGGTATTTTTCAGGGGATCGCCATTTTCAATAAAAACCCCCCAATCCAAAAAGGAAAGGGGGGCAAAACATAAAGATATATTTTAATTATTTTAGTTTAGCTAGTTACCCAAGCAACACCAGACCACGCTGAAATAATGTGCCAGTTGGTTCCGTCACAAATTATCTCGCACTGGTCTCCAACCAGATGGTTGTCACCAAATCCAAGAATACGATTTGAATGTGCCGCTCTAGTCACAGAACCAGCGCTGACATCTTTCAAATACGTTGCGCCTGTAATAGTGACACCTGATCCAGAATCGACGAGAAGCGATTTCGCGCCAGCGCCGACACAAAGAAATTTGAAAGTCAAGCCAGCACTGGCTGACGGAAGTGTCACCGTAACATCGCTAGAAGCGATGTCAAAGCGAATCACTTTGTTGCTGTCTGCAGCAGTCAAAGTGGTATCTTCCGTAACTGTGCTTGGTAAGCCGACTTTCACTCCGTTGAGTGTGGAATTTGTTAATGATAATTCTCTTTTTAAGTTTTCGAGCAGAGCCTCGGTTCTCGCGAGGCCAATTCTTTTACTTCCCATAGTTTAAAACCCTCCATTTATAATCATGTCAAAAACATTAGGATGAACCTTTCGGTTCCTTTATAAATAGTTGTATGGATGTTTATAAATTTTGCCAACAGGCTCGATGTGCGCGTTTTTCAGCTATTTGTAGAGTGTTTATATCAATTGTTTATTTATTCTATTGCAGAAACAGGAAAGCCCCCGTTAAAAAACGAGGGCTTTGCACTGTAGTTTACTATGCTAATGTTTAGCTAGTGGCACCAGAGGAGCCAACGAGACCACGCACAACGACTAGACCGTACATATCTGGACGAACCATCTTCTTCGCGTAACGGGTCATGACACCCTTACGTGGCACGAAGTCTTCAGGTCCGAAGATCGTAGGTGTAGTTTGCAGCGGCACGTATGGCGCGTACACATATCCACTTTCAAGGAAAGAGGATCCGCGACGTCCGACAAGGACAACGTTGCGAAGGAAGTAAGGATCAACAATAACGTCGAACTTCTTACTCAGCGCACCGACCTTAACGGCACCAACGGAACCGGACTCATCGTCAGCAGTGACGGAAGCGCGGAATCCAGCGGTGAACTCAAGGACGTTAGCAATCTCCGGTCCGCAGACGATGAAGTTTGCTCCGCCGCGAAGAGTCTTGCGGTGGATTGCAGCGGAAACATCGTTAATTGTCTCAACGAGTGTCTCATACCATTCACTAACCGTACCGGTGAAGTCAGGGGCAGCAGAGCTAGCACCAACCTCATTACCAGTGGTACGATCAAGGAATTGGCCCGGGTTACGTGACCAGTAGTAAGTACCTGCTGTAGCACCGCCGACAAGGTCAGCAAGGATCTCGCGATCAATCTCAAGAGCAATCTGCTCAGAGAGGATGCTTGTCAACTCAACCTCTGCATCAAGGTTGTGGTAGGCGTTAAGGTCTTGACCTAACTCCGGAGTCCACTTAGCCTTGAGCTTCTTGGTTTGAGCGGTAACAGCAATACTGTCTACCTTGATGTCGATCTCTGGGATGAATTCACTTCCCTCAAGACCCCATTGGGATGCACCAACAACGGCGCCGAGAGTATCGGCCTTCGAGATGTTATCATCAATTGGGTAATCCAATAGACAAGTTACACTAGCACCAACATCGAAGCTAATGCTACTCAAATCAACCGACGACAAGAAGTAGTACTGAAGATTTGGCTCACCAGAACCGGTTGTCTTGGTCAGTCGACGAATCTGTCGAGTATCATTCGACGTCAAGGTCGCACCATTAACGAGACCGGGAACACCGCCGTCTGCGGAACCACTATCACAAGATGCAGAGAAGGCTGCAAGGTTAAGGTAGTCAGCTTGAGTGCTGATAGCAGAACGAGCAACGTCCAAACGCAAAACCCAGCGCGCGGTGGCAGAAGTACTCAACGAAATGAGATCGGGATCCCAATCAATTGATTTCTTTTGTGCATCAGTTGCACCGGTCAAACTGAATTGAGTGATGCTAATAGAACTAGCGGTCAATGCTGTGGAACCCGTTGGGGAACCATAGTTATAACCGCGCGCTCCAGCGGTACGAGGACCGCTGAGATCTTCCTTGAGAGACCCAAGAAGATCAACACCACCGGTGATCTGTGCGCCAACCTGATTAGTACCATAAATGGACTTGTCAGCACCATTGCCTGAACGAGATGCCTTATCCGCTTCGGTACCAATGTTTGGTGAATACACAAAGTCAAGGAAGAAGATAAGTCCCGAGGGGAGACTCATCGGTTGAACACTAACGAGATCGTTTGCGATCAAACCCGCGAAAACACGACGAACGATTGGGAATGCGACGGCAGCGAAGCCCTCAACATCACCAGCACTCATCGATGTGCTCTCACGAAGAAGTTCCTTGGCTTGGTTTTCGAGAAGTCTAGACATCGCCTGCTTGTTGCGATCGGACTCAAGACCTTCGAGAAGTCCGGTTTTTTCCCACTTAGAAAGTAGGGCGTGACCTTCGGCACGCATATCACGATTGACAACACCTTCGGTCAATCTATCGATAATACCAGCCATTTTTAATTTCTCCTTTAATTATTAAATTATACCTGCTAGTTTTTTCATTCTTTCTGCTATTGGATCGGCGCGCGTTTCGCTTGCCTTTCTACTAGCTCGAATGACGGAAGACGGGCTTCTGATTGCTTCGCCCAGTGTTTCTGGTCGTCGCTTAGGCTTCGACTCCACTGTGCTTTGAAGAGTATCAAAAATAGTCTTCGCTTCGTTAACAGAACCAGCTTTGGAAATTGCATCGACAATTTTATCTTTTTGTCGCTCATTCAAGGAGTTGTTCCTAAGAACACGGTTCGTGTATAACAAACGAGCATTTGAAAGATTCACGTCATAGACGGTCTCTTTCAGTTGCTCAACTACGTTTTCGTAGTTTTGAACTTTCTCGTTAAGTTGGTTATTCTCAAAAACCAACTCTTCTTGAGCTTGTTTCAAATCTTTTAATTCGTCTTGAAGATCGGTGCTGCGGCGGTGTGCAATCTCCTTCTCCATCTCGAATTTCTTTTCATCAGAGGAGCGGCCGGCCCAGCCGGATAAATCTGCTCCCATATCAACTGTAAGTTTTTCTGCGATTGCATCCGCAAGAGAGTCAATGTTGCTCTCGTTTGTTGCTTGGCCTTCTTCGCCGGCGTAAGACCCAGGATCGTCATCGCTATCTCCGGCAGAAGCTTCTCCTTCCTCTGACTCTAGAGCCTCTTTGTCGGCAACTTCGGCTGCGGCTGAGCCGGCTAGCTCTGCGCCGCCGGCTTCTTCAATTGGCTCTTCCATTTCGGAAAGCTTTTCCATAATTGCATCGACCAAGGAATCCATTTTGTTCTCATTTGTAGATTCTTCGTCTTCGTCAGCGGCTGCATCTTTCATTGGCTCTTCCTTGTCGCCATCTTTATCAAGATCTAAGAAATCAGGCTTTGAGGATTCCTCATTTAAGGTGCGCAAAGCTTCGGCCAATTCATCAAAATTAATTTCAACTTCGGTTTCCTCGCCTTCATCTGGACAAGGACAAAGCTCCTCTCCTTCTGCGGCCCCTAAAGGCACATCAAGATCTGCATCTGGGGCTGTTGCGGGGGCGCCCAGATCGCCCATGGGCGGAAGGCCCAATTCATCTTGTTCTAAAATACGATCAAGATTCTTTTTTACTTCGTCAGAATACTTTTCAATAACGGAAGCTTCGGCATTTTTCAAGGCCGCTTCTTTAAGAGCGCTCGCGTCCACGATTGCTTGCTCTAATAGAGATGACATTTATTAAACTCCTATAAAAACAGTTTTTCAATGTAAATAGTGTTGACGTCTGCCAAAATCCATTTTTAATGTTATGTCTACCATGTGCTAATTGCTACTCTCTTCCAAGTGTCGGTTGCAACACAAATATAAATATAGTTTGCATCCCATCGAATCTCGCCAGCGGCACCTATCGCGCTAGCGTTGGCTGGCGTACTGGCCGTCCTAATTCGAATAGCGTCTCCACTAATATCTAGTGGCACCAACGGTTCAGGCGTTGCAATACCAATATTGCCCGAGATAAAGAGATCTCCACTACCGCTCACATAGAACGCGGGGCTGACGGTATCGCTTTTAGCGGAAATTAACTTGTCAATGTCAGACCCACTTACATTAAACTTGGCGTCGAGATGGGCCCCGCCAACAACGACTTGGCCGTCCATGGCTCCCGTGGCAGCCATCACAAGTGCACTAGTGGAAGAGGCGACCTTAAATAACAATTCGTCATTTTCTGCATTGACCTCAAAGGTGCCCTTAGTGGAAGAAGCAGAAATATCTTCACCTAACGCCAGCGTGTCGAAATTGGCATGACTGGAGCCTGAAACCTTACCTGAAACTACAAGGTTATGGGAACTGGTGATGTCTCCGACAACATACAAGTCTTGTGAGGCCGTTATGGCCCTATCGCCGGCGTTATATCTAAGAAACTCAGTGCTAGCGCCTCCGGGCTTGGCTTTAAAGATCATATCTCCGCCGGATGCATCTTGAACAATTGAGAGATTTCCTCCGGATCCTAATTTAACATATGATTTCTCAACGCCATTTGTGGCAAACTTCAAGTAAGCATCCGATGAGGAGCCGCCGTCTATGGTGGCCACTGTAACTCCTGCTCCGTTTATATGTAGATCATATCCGGGAGTGCCGGTTCCAATCCCGACGCGTCCAGTAGTAGTCAGGGCGCCAGCCACACTGCATGTGTTGACAGTCAGTGCTAAAAGATCTGTATCTCCCGTACATCCAATTGTGCCGGCAGCATCGATAACCAAAGTCTTGACTATAGTGTCTCCATCAGAATCTACTTGAAATCTACGGCCGGCAGCTTCAAGTTTGCCGCCCCAGTATGCATAGCCAGATCCAGAAACATCTCCATCGTTTTGTACTGTAAACTGTCCGCCCCCAGCTTCTAGTTTGTCTCCAAAATAAGCATACCCAGAGCTGCTAAGATCTGCATCGTCTTGGACAATAAACTGTTTTCCGGCCATTTCTAATTTGCCGTACATGGTTATATCACCGGAGCCACTAATCGTAGCGCACTGCTGTATGCCACCGCCGCCCATGTAGATCATGCCGCCTAAGTTTATACCACCATTTCTGACGCGAAGATCACCACCTACGTCTAAGTGTGAAGACCCGCTAATTGTGCCAGAAGTAAAAATATTGCCGGAAGAACCCTCGACGAAGAACTGGTTTAAACTAGACGTTAAGCCTTCGGTACCAGCAATTATACCGGCAGAACAAGAAAGAGGCCCATCGATAGTCAGGCCTTTTATGGAGCCTGTACTGTCGATCGTAACTAAGTTATTTTCTAGCTTAATCAAGCTTGGTTTAACTTGAGGCCCAATATAACTGGCTGTTACTGCATGAGCAACCACCGCAGAAGCTGAGAGTGCTTGGCCACCAAGATTTAAAGAACCGAATGAGCCAACTGCGGAATAAACATAATCATCAAACCAGCCGTGTGACGCCGTGATGTGATGGGATGCTGAGATGGCACCATTAACTGTGAGTTGGTTTGGCGACGTGCTATCTGCCAAAACAAGCAGATCGGAGTCAGAACCAACGCCTATTTGATAAAATCTGGCTTCGGAGCCGCTAAAGCTAGAGCCGGAAATTGTTGATGCATTCAAATCGACGATACCGCCGATCGTTCCAAAATTACCCACGGGAGACCAAACATAATCTTCAAACCTACCAATTGTTCCCGAAACATACCCAGAAGAAGAAACCGGTGTTGTAAACTGAGTTACATTGACGCCGGCGGGCCTTAGAATCATTACGTCCGGATCTGTGCCGGCACCAATTTGATAAAACTTCGCGGCGTCAGCTTCAACATTGGAGCCCGAAATAGCGCCCGTGGAAGTTAAACTTTTTACAGACGTGTCTCCGTCTGCATCAACTGAGAATCTTTCGCCGGCGGCCTTGAGGGTTCCATATATGTCAATGCGATTAGAACCAGAAATAACTCCGTCATTTGTTATCGTGACTGTTCCTTCGTCAAATGATGCTGGGCCGGCCCAATGGAAAGAGTTACCGTAGTTAGAGCCTGTAATATTTTCGCTGATTACGATCGCACTAGGTGTCAAAGCTATTTGTGAAACATCCGTATCTGTCCCGATCTCATTAGCTGTGAGCCTGTTGGTTTGGACGGTTGAGCCCGAGACAGTTGGGGCAGCAAAGGCGCCGACCTGAGAAATAGTTGCCATTCCTTCGCCAAACGAGGCAGATCCGGGCCAATCAAGGCCATAGCCCGCAGCAGAGCCCGAAAGCCCTCTGGCAAATTTTACCCCATCAGCGTCTAAAGTTATGTTAGTTGCAAGTGTGTCGGTACCAATTGTGTGAAGCTTAGCGCTATTGGCGGTGACGGTTGAACCAGAAACACTCGGGGCGGCGAAGGCACCTTCAGAAGAGACGGTTGCCATTCCTTCGCCAAACGAAGCCGATCCGGGCCAATCAAAGCCATAGCCCGCAGAAGAGCCTGAAAGTCCTCTGGCAATTTTTACCCCATCAGCGTCTAAAGTTATAGTGGTTGCAGCTGCGTCGGAGCCAATTGTATGAAATTTGGCGCTATTGGCGGTGACGGTTGAGCCAGATAAGCTTTTTGCAAATGTATCTCCATCGGCATCTACCGTGAATCCAGAGTTTGCCGCGGCCAGTGTGCCTCCGAAACTAGCACCTGCAGATGCTGAAACAACTCCATTTGAAGCCACCGTAAAGCTTCCACTACTTGCGTAAATAGCGCCGTTGGAGTCTATATGGAATCGGCCTTGGCTAGATGTTAATGAGCCACCAAAAGAAGCATGGTCAGAGTTTGTTGAACTAGTGAGCACTGCGCCATCAATAAGAATTTGATTATTAGTTAATTTGATTTGTGCGGTATCGGTATCGGTTCCAATTTCACCAACTGTGAGTCTGTTAACTGTGGCAGTTGTACCAGAAACAATTCCTGTAGAGGTTAAACTTTTGACATTGGTGTCTCCATCGGAATCAACCGAGAATCCAGTCATTGTGATTGTGCCGGCAGTAAGATCCCCCTCCGCATCAATTGTTGTTGCTGATAATACAGCGCCCTCATTGCTAACAGTGAAAGCACCTTGGCCAACATTGAGGCCGAACAAAGTAGCAGTGCTTGAGCCCGACAGAACGGTGCCAGAGATGCTGCCAGAACTGGCGACGGCACCTTCTTTGCTTACGGTGAATGTTCCTTCACCGACATCAAGAGCGTTCATTGTTGGAGTTTGGGATGCTGACAGTAAGCCGCTTGTGGAGACGTAGATCCTTTGGTCGGTATCTTCGATGATACCGGCATGGAGTTGCCGGAATACCCCATAATGGCCATAGCTGAAGGTGCCGGAAACTTCCAATGCATTCACCTCGCGATCGGCGTAAAACGAAGAGCCAGTAATTCCAAGCGAAGCGGAGATTACGGCGCTGCTAGAAAGACTACCAGAACAGAGAACAGTGCCTTCGTTGTTGACCATGAAAGCTCCCTCACCAATATCAAGAGCATGCATTTTTGTCGTTGCAGATGATGAAATCTCGCCATCAGTGCCAACCAGCATGCGTGCGTTTGCATCAGAGATGTCGTTGCCAATGATGAGATCTGCGAAAACGCCTCGGCCGCCGTAGGAAACTGCAGAGGCGGAAACCGTGTAGCCGACGAACGAAGCGCCTTCAATTCCAAGTGAAGAAGAAATTGTACCAACAGTTATATACGAGCCTGTAACTGATAAACCCCCATTAGTGAAAGAACCTCTAACAGTTCCCCCCGTTCTAAATTTGATCTCGTTTTGTTCGAAATCTATCTGTGTGTCCGTATCCTTATCATAGATTACGTCACCATGTTTTTGTTTACCCTTAGATTTATTGTAGGCCATTTATACTGCCCCTCCGTCGTAAATAGTTCTTTATATCTTATTAGGTTCCGGATATTCCTATTGTCCACCAATTTTCGCCATCAGACTGTATCATTCGTGAGGAGTAGTTCATTTTTATTGTCATGACGTCGCTCCTATCGATTACTGATTCTTTTGCGACAATTTCTACAACATTGGATTTAATATTATACTTGTCTGTATTTGCTTTTTTAATTACAAGCACTCTTCCTTCGTTGTTGCATGCTGGCGGTAGATTAACAGTTATCTTGTTTTTAATTGTATCACAAACTATGGTGTAGTCAGACTCGGATACGGTGTATGCCTCTTCGGAGATCCTTACTATATTCTTATATACGGCGCCTTCGCACCTTAAGCTCCCTTCGGTTGTTATCCTGTCCGCCACAACAATTCCATCAATGTTTAATTTATTTTTGGTTGCATCAAATGTTAAATTTGGTGATGCGGAAAATCCATTGTCAGCTTTTATTTGAATTTGATTTCTGGCACCGGCAGATTTAGGGATTTTAACGTCGATATAATTCTGGTATAAATTTTTCAAGGTTGTGTTCTGGAGCGAACCCCTCGAAACGTCACCTACCAATAGTAAATCCTGATCGCTTAAATTTTGACCACCTTGAGTTATGTTTTGAGCCTTAGATGGATCCACATGCAGCTGACTAGATTTAATTGATAGTCCGCTTTTTAAATTTAAATTAATATCTACGTTTCCGTCTTCTACTCTTATGCCGGATCCGGGATTTACCTGTAGTACTCCTTCAACATTCCTTAAACCCAAGCCGTGTTTAATAAAATTGGCAGGAATATCTCCGGCAAATTTATTGACAGGGATATTATAGATGCCAGAAGCAGAACCGGTAATGCTTGACGCTGCAATGTTTCTTACATCTAGTGTTTTTCCGTCATAAACTAAATTATGATTTGCTTTGGCAACGCCATCGCCGTCATAACTTAATATTGCATGCTTTCTACTTCCTTCTACTTTTTTAATGCCAACATCTTTTAAAGTTGCGCACGGAGATTCAGCATCGGTGTCATAAAACACGCTAGCACTTATTGTGCTTTTGAATACTTTTACTCCTTCGATTTGTTGATCGCCGTATTGATCTACAGAGCCCTCGACAAGACCCTTTAAGACATTGTAAGCCATATTAAACTGTATCCCTCTTATAACTAGATCGTTTATCCGTTAATAAGTAGTAACAAAAAAAGGATGCCCCCCAAAGAGGGGCACCCAAAAGAAAAGAGAAACCAAATAATTGGTTTAACTGATTATACAAGTCTCCAGTCGTTAGCAACAACATACACAAGTGTAACAGCAGCATAAGGCGACTCAAGGTGAATGTTGGTAGCATCACCATCAATCAAGTGCGAACCTGCGCAGTTGATTGTGATGTTCTGACCAGCGGTAGTGTTGCCTGCCTTAACAACGACAACATCACCAACACTTGGTGAGCCCGGAAGAGTACAAGTTGCGTTTACAGTACCAGTGAAATAGTTGTAACCTTCGGAAAGAGTTACGCCATCACCGCAGACTGCAACAGAACCAGCATCAGTTGAAAGAACACCGTTGGTGGCGGTGAGACCACCACCAGCCATTGCAGCCACGAGGTCAGCGATGGTTTCTTTCTTAGGAATGTTACCATCATTTGCATCGACAAAAACAATGCTATCGTTGGCAACGGCAACATCAGCAGCAGCGCAGCTGTTCGGATCGAATTGAATCTTACCGCCCGAAGAAGCGAAACCCGGCTCCGAATTAACGAGTGCCGCGGCATAATCAGCCATTGATTCGCGCTTCATCAGCTTATCAGTATCATCAAAAAAGTAGAAACTATCACTAGCAACAGCAGCAGTAGCATCAGCAACACCATCTAACCTTACAGTACTACCGATTTCCAGAGTACTAGAGCCGGAGATAGCACCACCAACGGTCGCAGCACCATCAGCAGCGAAACTAGCACCAGTAACAGCACCAGAACCAGAGATCGTACTTGTCGAAACAAGCGACTTGGCTGAAGTATCACCATCAGCGTCGACCGAGAAGCCGGTCATTGTGACTGTACCCATGGTAAGGTCGCCAGAACCGTCAATGCTAGTGGCGCCGGCGATTGAACCAGCGTTGGTAATTCCACCAACCTGAAGGTTGAGAGCACCCGCTAAGGTAGCGCCCGCTCCAATGCTAAGGGCACCAGAACCAGAGATGGTTGTTGCGCCAGCAATTGAGCCAGCATTGGTGATTCCACCGTTACTGTTATTTAAGCTAGCTGCAACGACAGCACCAGCGTTGGATACTGTGAATCCTTCATTTCCAGCGTTTAATCCACCAGCGGCAGAAAATAAGCCAGAACCAGAAACAGTAGTAGCACCAGCAATTGCGCCAGCATTACTAATGCCAGCAGACTTGGCGTTCAAGCCATAAGCCTCTAGTGAAAGTGCAGTTAAAGCACCAGAACCAGAGATCGTGGTTGCACCAGCAATTGCGTTGGCAGTTGTGACACCACCAGAAAAGACTGCTCCTGCCTGAAAGGTAGGAACACCTTCAACATTTAAAGTACCATCGATATCAGTATTACCGTTTGCGGCAACAGTGAACTCAGCCATTGTGATTGACCCAACCGTTAAGTCACCAGAACCGTCAATTGAGGTAGCACCAGCGATGGCGCCAGCTGCACTAATCGAGAAGGCAGCACTCCCAAGGGTAAGCGACGAACCAGAAATAACTCCACCCGTTGCAGTAAGATTACCGACGACCTCAGTAGCACCTTCTTGAACCAAAGTACCGCTCATAATCGCGTCATCTAATTGAAATTTGTAAGCCATATTATAAAACCCTCCATTATTATAGTTTTTTTATGGAATAAGCAAAGCACACCAATCCAAATTTGATCTAAATCAGTTAAATCGACGCACTCGCTCGCTTATAAATAGTATACCTAAACGTTGTATGCAATTAGCAAATGTAGTACTTTGTCGCCCCATCACAATAAAGCTGGACAGATGCATGGGGTGACTCTAAAACTATAAATTTTTGACCATCAATTCGATCGGCATTTCCGCTTGATGAGATCGTAATATTGTTACTGTTCGCATTACCGCCTTCGTCTTTAATAATGAAAGTCTGACCCTCTGCTGCTGCGGAGGCTGTCGGTAAATTCAATAAAACCACATTAGAGGTTGTGTCTACTCCAACGTAATAATCGGATACAGTGATTATATAGTTTGCGGCTGTTGCATGTCGCTTGTGAACTATGGCCCCGCTCAAGAAAGAGGTGCCGGCCACCGACAAAGTGTGCGATGGAGCAGAAGCCGCGCCGACCTGAATGCTGCTTGTGGTGGCTGCCGTATTGACAGACAGTTCCGTGAATATCCCAGCGCCGGATCCGCCACTCGCCGTTATTCCCGTTAAGAAGCTGCCGTCTCCGTAAAAGAAAGACGCGGACATGCTAATGCTGGCAGTGACGTGACCTGTGACGCTTAGTGTGTTGGTTGCTGCGTTAAACTTTAGGTTTGATTCGCAGGTTAAGCTGTTTGCATCTCCGCCAACATTGGTTATAATTGAGTTATCTGTGGCGTTTGATACACGGGGAACATTTATAACCTCTGCCGCATCAGACGTACTTAGGTTTCCGGAGAGAATATTGGTTCCCTCTGATATACCCGGACCAAAGTACTTGGGCGCAATTACGGTTCCAGTTAGTTTGTTGTGGGCCATTCACTATTGTCTCCCATGTTTAATTAGAAGACACAAATATTAATAGACAAACCAATTGCTTCCATTTGTATAGAGGTTAATTGCCGGCATTGTTCCAGATAGCTCGTAACTAGTCTCCCCATCGATAGTTCCGCCGGCTGTAACCGTTATAGAGATCGAGCCTGTCCTATATAACACCTCGTCTTTTATCACCATTACCTTGCAGCCATCCCAACTATTACCGCGCGGAAGGACAACAGCGATGGTCCCAGTAGACTGAATTCCTATAATATGTTCTGTCGATCCAACGGTTATGGTTGCGGTGCCTCCAAGTTGTCCTGATGCCGAGTAGTGAGGCATAAAGGAAGCGCTGCGAAGTTCGAGAGCCTTATTGCCGCTAATGCTTTTGGCTCTGGGATTTGCAAAGATGTATGGCTCCGAACCGAGGGTGCCATCATACATACGGAGACTGCCGGTGCGTGCATGAACATCATCGACAGTATCACCAAAGAAAGTCGAGCCAGTACCGTCGATCTGGGCGATCTCTTTGATCGTATAACTACTAGCGCTAATGTTTCCGGTAACAATTAAAGTACCGGACAAGACCATCGTGCTAGCCGGAAGACCACCGACTGCTGCAGTATGATACAAAAGATTGGTCGAGCCGCTGGTGGCATTGGCGCCAGTTAAAAATTGAACAGAACCAGTCGGGCCGGCGGCTTGGCCGCCTCCTGAGTCACTACAGTCTACATATGCCCATCCAGAACCCATGAGTTATTAAACTCCCGTATATGAACCGGTAAAGTTCTTATCTGTTCTTCTTGCGTCAATCGAGGTAAGGCCGGCTACTACGTCAAATGGGTTGCGACCATGAGTGGCGCCAGATCTAAGGCACCAGATACTGGAAACCTTCATCTCAAAACGTTCTGATTTGCCATATCCGTTGGAGCCGCTCGCGTCAACTGTAAAATTAAACGCTTCGCTTCCTGTGCCAGCTACGTCTAATCCTTCGTGCGAAAACGCCACTTTGAGGGGCGAGCCGGCTTTGTTAATAATCTGAAACCATCTTGTCACATATGGAAAACTAACTTCTATTGCGGTGTTTGCCTCAACGCTGCCGGTTGCCCATGGGCGGCCACTAACTTGATAGGAGCCTACGTTATTAATGCCGACTTGTACCGGGAAGCCTGCAGGGTTGTGATTAGCCATTTCTAAAATCTCCAAATTCTAAAGTATTCATTATAAATAGTCATTATTTTTTTCTTCGGCGCTTTTCTTGCGCCCTCTTTCTTTTTAATTCTCTACGGGCTCGATCTCGGAGCGCGCGGATGTGTTTTTCCTTTTTAGCAACTGATGGTTTTTTATACCTACTCCTCTCTCTATATTTCTCTACGATTCTTTCTTTTTTACATTTCTTGATAAATCTTCTAATCATTCTTTCATGATTTCCACGACACTCTCTAGAAGTAACAAGTACGTGGGCGCCCTTTTTGTTTTTCATCTTATTCCTTATTTAATTGCCTGCCAAATTTGTGACGCATTGCCGACCAGCGAACTAATATCTACGCCAGCATCCGAAGCGCTACCCAGATCGACAGATCCCGCAGAAGCTTGTGATGATTGTGGGCCAGCCATGGGGGTTGTATCTTCAAACAAGTCAACACCGTTGTAGGCATCTGCCCCTATTGCGCTCATCAATTTCTCTCTTTGTTCTCTAAGTTTCTTCGTGTTCACCGCAGGTTGTGACACGGGGGCTCTTTGTGGCCTCGACACCTCGGTAACTACACTCCCTTGCATGCCCGCTACAACCTCAGAGACAACATTGGATAGAACACCCTCTTCCAACAAGACCTCGTTTACGCACTCTTTTATAAGCGGCTTAAGCAAGCTCTTTAATTCATTCTTTTTCATTCAAAACCTCATTTAAAAGTCTATTAATTCTATCAGCTTTTGTAAAAATATTTGGGGTGCTCATGTCTTTTGCTTCTTTCATCATAAAAGCACCGGGGGTGGATGGTTCAGAAACAAAATCAAAACAAATCAATTGAAAATCGTCCTCCACCACTGTGTTGCCCTGGGATTCTGACACTGAACCCATGCCTCTAGATGAGATGCCAAGTTTAACACCAGACTCAACTAAAGATCTTAAAATATTTCCAGACGGCGTGTTTAAGACTTGGACTTTGCCCATAACATCATTACCTTCAGTCCATATATCAGTGACCATGTGCGATGCATTCTTAAGATTAATAACAGAATCATCCGGATGATCTAATTCTCCGAGGGCGCGCCGTTCGTTTACTAGCTTTTTGTAAGTCTCAACTTCTCTCATTAAGACTCTTGCTGGATAAACTCGGCCATTACCATTGCGCGTATCTGCCTTTTGCATGATGCCTGACAGGATCATGCCGCCTTCTGCAACAAATCTTTTTTCGGCTTCAGTGAGCAAATCTTGGCAAACGCCGCCCTCACAAAGCTCAAAATATTCTCTTAAAAGTACCTTTCCCATAGCTAAGATCCTTTACAGCAGTGCCTAACTGGCTGAAGCATCCACTTTTGTGTCCAGATGTTTGTGTTCATGTTTAATTCCTTCATCTCCAAATACCATGTTTAAAATATATGACGTGCCCGAAGACAACCAACCTAAAAGAAAGAAATTTGCAACAGTTACGTCATAGCTAAATAGTTCTGTAAACGGAGAAAGTAGCATTAAAAACCAGCCTACATGGAATCCCATGCACATTGGACACTTAAATAACTCTCCGAGCCTTCCATTGGACGGCCTTATTTTATTGAATAGTTTGCCGTATACTATAATTTGTGTGAGGCCATAGGCACTCAATATAAATGTTAATAATTCCATTATTCTCCTAATTAATTCCGGTTCTATCGTCAAACACTGTAGCGATTGCATCTGCTGCCAACCCTGTTTCCAATGAGCCCTGATTGGCCAATTTCACCATAGCCTTTAAATCAGCCGATGAAGCCGGCGGATCTTGAATTTTTAAAGCCAGCAAAGCCATTGCTAATACAGGACCGCCATATTTTGCCACTTTTTGTCCTGCGGGTGTGCTAAAAAATTTTTGTACCGCAATATCTCCTTGGATATATGTTTGCAGCATTTTATCTGCAAGCGCTCCTTCACTAATGTTTTCTTCAAGTGCGGCGCCTTTGAGTGCTTTTACCGTCGCTGAGATCTCTGGATCTTTTAAAAGACTCTGGAGCAGCGCCTGTAGTTGATTACTATTGGCCGATGCCGCCTTTTTGATCAAATCGGTGGCCTCTTCAGGTTCATCTTTTATCTTCTCTATTGTTTCTTGTTCTTCAGAGTTATTTTGCTCATCAAGAAACTTGCTCCAATTTTCAAATATAGTTTCCATAATCACATTGTAAACATATAAGACATTGAATATGGGTCTCTTAAATAGCCCGGGCGGATTGAGCCTTGCTTAGTCTTCTCTGGCACCTCTCCGAGTTCTGTGGAGTCCGCCTTATCTGGTTCGAGCAGTTCGTCTTCCGTGCCGGCTATGTGAGCCTCAAGGTGCTCAAAGTAGGGACGTTCCTCGTCGATAAATTTAGAAATATTCAATAAAGCCATTTTAGTGGAATTTATTTTATCGCTATAAGATTCCTCAAGCATTCCTTCAATAGCGCCATGGAAAGAGCCGCCTTGAATTGATTCAGCAACAATAATTCCCTTTTTTCTTAAAAAAGAAAACAATCTATTTTGAGCACCGTATACCATGTCAGTCATGGTTTCTTTTGGAAATGCTGTAACTTTGTTGTTTTTTGACGACAGCACAATATCAATATCTGCGTGATCAAAAATCATTAAATCCCCGTTAAGGCTTTTGCGAATATTAAGCTCCAGTCTTATCGTCGGAATAGGCTTGCGCGCAGCATCTCCAACTTTAATCTTAATAGGTTCATTTTTTGGTATTAATCTAACCAACACTGACATCAGAATATATTTCCTTTACTAATTTTTGGGTCTTTAAGACAGTCAGCAGCAATGTCTCGCTGACGGTCTCCTTAGAATAACTATCAAGTTTGGAAATAACGTTATCAGTTTTTTCCATCATAGATTCATCTGATTTAATCTCTTGTGTATTTTTGGCTTCTTTCAATTTATGTTTTAGTCTGCCGATTTCTTCGTTTAAAAACATTTTTAATTCGATAGAGTTATCAACAAATGAAGTGATGTAGTGCATTAAAAGTTGTTTTTGCTCTTTAAGCAGATCGTCTCCATACTTTTCGTTAAACTTTTTAACGAAAGAATTGTAAACAATATTATCAATTGGCACCATCTCTTTTTGCTCTTGCTCTTTTGAAACCATAAACTCTATCATTTGATTTTCAAGAACTATTTGCTGTTTAGGAGAAACTTCACCAAACATCTGAGATATTGTGGCTAAAGTCTTGTAATTTGGTACAAAATTATTAAACGTTTCAGGGCCCAAATCTTTATTTATATCTTTTATTAAGCTAGATTGCTGCTTAAACAGCCCTTCTGGATCAATCAATCTCTTAGATAGCTTTACTTCTTTCATTATCTTTTCGCTAGTTTCCTTTGTGGCGCCACGAGTTTCATACAAAGAACGATAGCAATCTAGATCTTTCTTTAAAGCAGAAAATGGTTCAAAATATTGTTTTATAATTTTAACTATTTTGTCTTTTCTTTCTATATCATTCTTAATGATTGCGTTTGTCGCTTCCTTGATAAGCGCCTCATAAACAAAAGCGGTATTTCTTTTTTTATTATGTTTAATTTTCATTACTTTGCTCCGTTATAAGATCTTTATCTTTAGATTCCAAATCTCTAATTAAATCCGTGATTGATTCATCTATGGCGATAAGATTATTTTCCTCTTGTTGTTCGTTCAATGAATAAGTAGGTTGCTCAGTTGGATAAATACTTTCTGAAGTTGGCACAAACGCTTTCGATAAGCTCTTTAGGCCATCGGCGTAGCCCGGGAATGTTGTTCTGGGCGTGTTTCTGGACTTCTCAGAGTTATATTGCGAGGCATTTGAGCGCTTGCGAGCGCCAGCATCTCGACGGTCGACTTTCTTTGGTTTGTAGACCTTTCCTTTAGAGCCGGGCGTGAGTCTAGGCGAGAATCTAGATCCGGGTGGAGCAGTAAGCAGCGCTGATTCATCTTCTGGTGGTGCTTCTTCCGCGCCTTCGGGCCCCTCATCGGGCAATTCAAGATCACCGCCCAAGTCGTCGCCAAGATCTCCGCCGAGATCTCCACCCAAATCTCCACCGAGGCCACCGGTTTCGCCGGCGGCCGCCTGTTCTGCAACTTGTTGTAGGGAAGCATCTTGCTTGCGGTCATAGAACATCTCTCTTTGGTTGCGTACAAAGTCTTCGTGTGAAATACCAAAAATATTTTCAGCAACCCAGCGACGTGAGAAGTAGCCCTCCGTGGCCGCTGCAGCGATATCGAACTTAGTCTTCCAATGTTCAATTTCTTGCATTTCAGCAATCTTGGAAGGGTTATTAAGGGAAAGTTTAAAATTAATTAAATCATCGCCACGAAAGCCAAGAGTGTAAAGATGAATGATTCCAATTTTCTCTAACTCATGTATAACCGTTCTTTGCAATCTTTGAATTGTTCGCGCAAAACGAATATCCTTTTGTGCAAGAGTTGTCTTGTCCTCCATTGCTCCTTCGCCCATAGTTAGATACGATTGGGGAATTTTTAATGCAGAAAAAAGCTTGTCACGCAAATACTTGATATCATCAATTGCCGTAATGTTTTGGGCTCCGGCTAGTGACTCAATTGAAGTGGCAGAGCCAGCACGAACAGGCAAGAAATAATCCTCTTCAATTGACATCGGATTATATCGCAAATCAATTCTGCCTGAATCTGGATCAACCACTGTGTGTCTCTTTAGTTGGGACACAATTTTCTGCATATATTGCTCTACATCTTGAGGCGGGATTGCCCCTACGTCAATCTTAAAAACGCGGCGTTCAGAAGATCTAATAACTCGATAAGCCATCATGGCATCTTCCATAAGAGTAAGCTGTCTCCAGATTCTTCTAGCTGCCTCAAGAACTGATGTACCATACGGGGAATACTTATCGTTACCTAAGACACGAAAATGTGCAACCTGCCAATTTTCAAATGTCATTCCGGCTGAATTCCATTGATATTGAATATAGTTTGGGTTTGTTGCGTCTAATCCCTCAAGGCGCTCAACTTCCTGTATGGGCAGCGCTATTGAAGACTGTACTCCATGCTTGTCGTCAATATCTAAATATAATATGAAGTCTCCATATTTACAAAGTGTTCTGCACCACCCAAATAAGTTGTATTCAACATTAAGCACATTTGAGTAAAGCAAGTCCAGAACGGCCTTAATCTCCTCATTGGAACACTTAATGTTAAGCATGGGGCGCAAGTCCGAAAACGTTGTCATTTCATCTGCATAAATGTCTAGGGAAGATGCAATCTCCGGCATATACTCCATCTGATCAAAATCAACATATCGCTCAGAGCGACGTTGATTGGCGATAGCGTTGGCGGCAATATTGTCTAGCGGATTATAACTCTGCTTTTTAAACTGCTGTCCGGATGGGTTTTTAAATCTGGATGAAAACTTATCCAGATGCTGACGCCTAATTCTTCTTCCCGATTGAGAACGATAGTTAATAATCGGACCAGAGAACAGCCTTGTGAGTGCTTTGAACAACTCAGACTGTCTATTGATTGGGTTTTTTCCTTGTCTTGGGTTTTTTGGTGCCATTTATAATCTCACTTTATAATCCACATGAACTCGTCATAGGTTTTTTTAGCTTCATCTATTTTATCAAGAATATTATCCTTTTTGTAGCCTATTTGTCCTTTAACTTGTGTGTTCATTGTTGTTCTTGTTGTCATGATTGCATCGACAAAGGCCTTTTGATAATTCAAATCTCTCGCATTTGCCTGCAGTGCTGTGTCTCTTACCCAACAGGCGATAGCTAACGACATGATGAGGTCATCATTATATCCTTTCATCGCCTGTGGCTTTCCGTTTCTCCAAATAAAAGTTTTCATCTCGTTGATAGTGCGAGAAGAATATACTTTAATTAGTTTATTTCTGATAAACTCTTCCAATTTCGCTACGATAAGGGGTCGAGTCTTCATGGTAGTAGTAAACCCGGGCACAGCCGACGTTCTATTTTCTGCCTGATACTGTTCGATGTATTCATGAGTCGACTTTATAGAGAAGTAAATATTTGGATATGCGTGATCAACTAATTTGTCTAATACAGAATAACCTATATTGTTGTTTTCTACAACAAGCATAGCATTTCCAAATTCTCTACCCACTTGGTTAAGCATGTTGGCGTACATATCGAGTGTTGGTTTACCCTGATACTCTCCGATAATCTCTAAGGTCTCTAATTTTACAATATGAAAAGCCGAATTATCAGCACCGTCGCCGCGGGCAACATCAGCAACCATCAAATAGTTGCACGTTGGATCATATTCTTCCCAAATCCAAAAATTACGATCGAACCCTGTTCTATATTTTGGCTCGCGGATGCTACCTAATAGCCATTCCATATCGTCTGGATCTATGACAGTCTCGCCGGAAGTATTGAAATTACATGCAAGCTCTTGAGCAATTTGTCGCTTTGACATGTTCTTGGTTTCTTTCTTGTACCACTCCTCGTCTCGATCTGGATGCACATCCCACGGGAGAGTTGTTATGTTAAAGTTATTGGCGCCTGATTGAGCATCTACACAAGTTTTGTGAAACCAATTACCAACACCGTTTGGAGTAGACAATGCAATGCAGCGACCACCGGTTGATAGCGTGGGGTATAGACCGGTCCATAATTCTTCCAAGCCTTCGATATGTGCGGCCTCGTCAAGCACCAAAAGAGACAGCGCTTCTGAACGACCAGCATCACCCGATGTGGATGCGGCCTTAATAGAAGAACCATTCGACAACTCAAAAGAAGTTCGGTTATCGACTGAAATCTCGGCAATCTTTATCCAATCTGGCAAGTTTCTCATGATGCTTTTAACTTTTTTAACCAAGTTTCCGGCAGTCGCAAATTTAGTTGCCATTACCAAAATTGCTTTATCACGATGGAATAGCATCATCCACACAATATATCCAGCAGTAATCGTTGATATGCCAAGCTGGCGGGCCTTTAAAATGACATTAAATCGATAATCATTGAAGTCCGTTAAGAGATCGTCTTGAAAATCATACGTATCAAAAGGTATTAAGCCGTGTAGTGGGTGGGATATTCTAGCGTAGTTTTTAAGAAAATAAGCGGGATCTCTCCCGCATTTGACTATCTCTTTAACTTGCTGTTTTTTATCTAATTGAAAACTCATACATCTTTCAAGGCCGCTATCACTTCTTCTCTGTTGGCCAAGTCGCCTTCGCCATCCAGCACAATCATCTCTTCCATGCCATCTGCATGCATCATGTCAATTAATTCTGAATCTGACATTTTCTCAAAACCGTGAGGATCTAATACATTATACATCTCGTCTTCACCGCCCATATCGTGGTAGTGCCCCTCAAGGGCAGCAGCAACCTCTTCTTTGATAATTTGCTTTAAACGGGCGGTAGAGATCTTCACTGTGACTTCTTCCTTGTGTCGTTCTGAGGTCTCTTTCCTCCAAGATCTCCTTGAGAAATAAAGTCTCTCCATTTTGAATCCAGCCTATCTCCCGATTCGGCACCCACAGCCATATCTTCATCTAATCCGGAAATCTTATAATGCATCTTAGCTGTTACCCAAGACCTTACTCTGGAGGAATTTTCGACCCGCACATCGACCTCACCTTCCTTGGTTAGAGTCACGGACGAGCCTGTGATCTTTTTGTATTCTTTTTTCAAGAAGGAGGCAATGTCGGCAATCCTTTGTTCAACTTCTGCTTCGAAGCCGTTTGCATAAACTTCTTTTAGCTGAACCTCTGAGTGATATCCAACACACATCATGTTTCCGTAAAATTTGACGTTAAACCCGTCTGCAACTCTCTTATCGAGAAGGGGATTGCCCTCTTCTCTTTGCAGTCCAGCAGTGACCGGTTCTCCATTTTCGTCAAGGGCACCGTCATAAGCGTTGGCAGCTGCCTGCGATAAACCTTGAATTATTTCATATACTGTAGCCATTTTTATTTATCCTTTAATTTTTTTATATTCTAAGTGGTGCTTCACGGAAGATAGGTAGTCGGCAGCTTTTGTTATTTTAGCCTGCACCCACCCATCAAGCTGTTCGCCATCTTGAATCATTTGCTCTAGTTCGGTCGCATAGTTTGCGGCCTTATATAAATCTGATTTTGCCATTGATGCTTCGTGATCGTCTGCGCAGCCATGGCCTTGGTCGATAGGCATTGGGGCGGCGCCGCATGCCTCTTGTACTGCTTGAGCTTGCTGGGCTTGTTGGGCAGCCTGAGTCACCTGAGAAGCTGTTGATTTTTGTAATATGACTAAAACCCTTTGCAGTAAAGCTCGATTTCTCATCAAATCAACGCCGGGAGTTGCCGCCAAGTCGGAAAGAAATTTCTCGAATTGATCAACCAGATTTTTTTCAGCATTAGTCAACTCATCTCCAGCAGACCTAATTCTCTTAACTGCGTCAGTGGCACGTTGGGCGGTTGACTTTGAGCCAGATTTAAGCGTTGGGGCGCCGGAAGTGTCCATTTGCTGATCTTGTTCGCGCAAAACTTCTAAAACTACATCTTTAAACTTTTGTTTTGTTATCTTCATTTGGTCTCCAGCCTCCCAGCCATCTCTCTTCTCTCCCCTCAACATGTTGAATGTAACACTTACTGCAACAATCAAACTTGATGAGACAAACATCATCCATGGATTTCTTTGGAAAATTTCCGCAGATAGGACAACTTTTTAAAGATTCTCTATTAAGTAGTTTTTTTGCTACCTTTATACCATTTAAATCAATTTTCTCGTTTGAGGCGCTAGCTTTATTTTGTTTCTCATACAGTGCTTGCATTTGTTCAAGATAAATTCGCTCTTTAGATTCGTCCCAATTCGACTTAGGATTTACTATTGCTTCTTCTCCATATTTTTCAGATATGGCCTTCTCAAACGCGGCTATTTTATTTAGTTCTTTGTTTTTCATTTATGGCCTTATATACCCCATATGAGCCAGCAGTACCAAGAACAATTCCGCCGGCAAAATACAACCACTTGTATCGAGGTGATGTTTTCTTTAAAGCATTTGCTAAAAGATCAATTTCCTTATCCTTTTGCATTATAAACAAATCGTACTCATCTGTTAAGGCCTTGTGTTCTATTTTCAAATTTTCTATCTCAAACCGATGCTTTTCTTGAAGCTTATGTGTCTCGTAATCAATTCTTATCTGACAAGCATAGGCCGCAATGTCATAGTTTGATAAGACTGTCGAGATCGCATACTCGTCGAACAAGACCCCCTCAAACGGTGCTGGCTGTTTATACTCCAAAAAAGTAAACTTAGCAGGCTCAGTAGCGTTTGCAGACAAGGATGCCATAAGTAAAAATTTAAGGAACATATTGAATCCCGAAAGTTTCTTCTATATCTTTAATTAGAGCCTCTCTATCTCGGTTAAACTTATTAGAGTACTCTCCCTTTTTGTCTCTTCTTAATTGGTCGATCATTTCAAGAGCATCTTCATAATCTTCTTCAATGGCCGCAAGAGACTCTAAATGACTCTCCATTAATAAGCGCTTTTCTTGTATCTCTTGTTTGTGTATTTCTTTAAGCCCCTCAATTTGTGCTTCGTGAGATTGCGCCTGTGTCTCATATGCTTTTTGCATTAACTTGTAGTCATGTCTACTCTTCATGGCCACAACGACTAAAAGCAATATTATTAATATTGCCTTCCAGTTCTTCAATGCAAATTGTAATATCTTCTGTTTAAGCATTGTGCCCCCGCAATCTAGCGATGCCATCAATAACGGTTTGTCCGCCTATGTAGATTGCCGAGATAATCACCCAATCTTCGCTGGTAACATGACCAGCTAAGGTGAGGCCAGTTGCTGTAAGCCATACCATTAGCTTGCGTGAAGTAAGTTTCGATAGCCATGTATCCAAAAACGCTTGTGCTTTTTCCATCATTCTTTACTCCCATTTTGTCTCTTTACGCTTTTAACGCATTTTTCATATTTCTCTTTATCTTCTCGACCAACAGATGCTGTGCAAATTGCCCAAGGATTGTTTTCTTTCTCCTCAAGCTCACCTGAGCCCTCTTTGTCTGGTCAAGTTTCTTCTTCGTTCATCCTAAGTGCACGACGAAGATCATCTTGGTTGTTTAAGTGTTTGTATTTTTCCCAGACATCGGTTTGTTCTCCGGGAGATAGCTGCGGTAGTAGCTCTTTCACATCGTCGATCGTCAGGTTTCCCTCGCCATACCTTGGGCGTGGGCGCCCCATAAATTCTTGCAGCTCTTCTCTAATAATCTCCATCAACTCTTCTCTAAAGCCCACCTGTGGGCGTCCTTCTGCGCCGGGGGAATACAGCGTCTCTGGTGGTTCTTCTTCAGGCTCACCCAATTCAACACCCGGGATCTTCTCAAATACTGCCTGAAATAAGTCGGCCACCTCTTCTGGCGGCAACCCTTGAATCAGGTCCATAAGTTGATCTTCCAAAGGTGGGCCTGCGCGATCTTGGAAGCCACTAACATCTCGCTCTGGAGCGTCATCTGACGGGATATCCGAAGGTCCAAATGGCATTGTATCATCAGCGCCAGTATGTGGTTTTTTCATGGGGGCAGTGTCACCACCCTTAGTTATGTGGCGAGTGGCGCCTCTTTCTTCGGGAGATTGATATTTGTCTCCCAGTATCTTCTTGAGCAACTCTTCTGCAGCATCGTCGCCGCGGTGGTCCCAATAGCCTTCAGATATCAGGTATTCCTCAACAATAAGGCGATATAGCTCATTTTGATCAATTTTCATTTTCTGTTTCTCCTGAATCATTTTCATCAACAGTAATTCTAGTCGGAGTCGTTTGCATCCTTCCGGTCGCTTTCTGGCTAAGGCCGATCGAGAATGCGTCTTCACCAGTTATTGCAGACGTAAGATAGTCAATACTTACATCTAGACTGTCAATCTTAGATGCAAGATTATCAATTGCTGATCTTAGAGCGGGATCTGCTGCTATCTCCTCTTTGATAATTTGTTTAAGTTGTGACTTGGTGACCTTCATTTTACGAACCTCTGAAATTTAGCGTTAAGGGCGCCATCGATCTTAACAAATTGTTCCATAGAATCTGACACAGATTCCTTGTTTGCTGGGCCGGTATACCAGTCTTCAAATTTTTCAAGAGCATCGGTGCTGTCTATGAGTTTAGCGCCGATTCCAAGATCGCCACACACCTCAAGGAAAAGCTCTTCAATCGAACGTTCTTCTTCGACCACACACGGCGTTGGCTCTTCTTCAACCAAAGTAAGCTTGGGAGAAGTGGACGTTTTTCCTACTAGCCAATTCCAAAGTATTCTTAACCAATTCATTGTTCACTGTTCTCCTTTAATGCTTGGTGTAATGCTTGTATAACTCCACCGTCAAGGTGGGAATATTGTGGAGGATCTTTTGCGGCATCCTCGGCTGCCTCTTGCAGCATTTGTGCCAGCTTTCTTTTAATTTGGCTGATCATCATGCTACCGTATCCGGGGATCATAACTTCTACATCGTCCGGTGGTGTTACGTTGCCCGGGCGCTCCCATGCGGGGAGGCGGGCTTCACTCATTTCTTGTCTGCGTGCTAAATCTTGATACATTTCTTCTTCATCTATATAGCCCATGGTTTCACCATTTTCAAGAGTGACAACAGCGATATGTTTGCCGTCTGTAGTTTTAGCAAACATCACTTGCACATTGAATTTATCGGCTAAGTCTTCCATAGCTTCTTTTTCAGCCATTTCAGGCTCTACATAATCTTCACCAGTATCAATATCTGCAACAGCGCGGCCGGGAACGTATTCTGCTTCGTTTAAAGACTTTCGCCAATTTTCAAATAGTTTCTTCATGTTGCTAAACCATTCATGCTTAGTTCTGCTATTGCTCTGTTTCCGTGGCCGGCTTTCATTTGGATCCAAGCATTATTAATAAACACATTCTTTTCTTCGTGGGATCTGTTATTAAATTTTCCTATTAAGTTTCTTATTCTGCGAAAACTTCTTCCGGGGAAAAGCTCATTAAGTGTTGCAACTAGCTCAGATTTCTCCATCTCATCGTTGGCCAAACCAGATAACAGAGCTATTACATCTTGTGCTTGTTCGTTAGGCAAGTGACCCAATCTTCCGTGAAATTCTCTCTCAAATTTACGATAGTCGTCCGACAGGTGTGCCGATGGGTGAACCCATTTTGGCTTCGGTGGATCTGGGCGCTCAAACTGTTCATCGCCCCCAATGTCATCTTGAGCGCTCAAATATTTATTCCAATTTTCAAATAGTTTCTTCATGTTGCTAATCCATTCATACTTAGTATCGCAATCAATCCGGGCACGTTCTTCCGGACATAAACGCCAGAGAATAGTGTCTCGCATCGACCGCCGACATAAGCGATTGCCGACTCAATATTCTTGCTGACTTTAGGGTCAGCTACCATCTCTTCTGACACAACCAACACTAACGAACCTGCAGCGGCTTTGCCTTTCGGCGGAGGACATGCAGAACGATTCATGCAGTTATGAAGGATCACCGATCCAAGCTTAGCAGTGTTTGGGTCCTTTATCATAGTCGAACCCATAAAAGCACGACCGTCATTGCCCAAACATGTTTCCAAATCTTTGCTATCAAAAGATTGGATCGGTGAATCCTCAGTGGAG